CCGCCGAGCAGTATCCTGACTTTCTCCCCGTGAGAAAGCCTCTTGCGACATTTTATAGACTGTCGTCTATCCCATATACAATATATATATAAAAATCGTATATAAATAGCCATGATCGAACCCAAGAGATCTAGGCTGCGAAGGGATCACTATATACGTAATACACAGGAGCTCCAATAAAGAGTCCCAATTGAAAGTCTTCCGCTATAGAAATGTACTTATCAATTCGCGAATAAAGAACATTATCTGTTGCTTTAACTTCAGTTGATAATTCATGACCCAAGTGATTTCCAGCATAATAATCGAGATCTCTGGCAGGAACGAATCTTTGTCCTGCAGTATAAAAAGGAGTTTCGTATTCTAAACATGGATTATTAAAAACTGGTGTAAGTGCAGTTCCTCCCAAGGAACCGCGTAAGGTTCGCAGCATTGATTTCCGCCGAGACCCAACACTTTCACTATCGAGTGGTTCAAAAGTCATCTGATTAGAAGATCCTCCGAAGGTATGTCTAGCAACACCGAATGATGCACTATGATCGCCTGTGTTTTTGTTAGTGAGTATTGCTTTATGTCGCAACCCCCCCCTACGCATAGCAAATGCAGGTGTAAGGTAATTCAACAAAGTTGTATTACAAAAACTATATGGAGCATTTCCTCCAGTATGTGGTATAGCACGATCGTCACCAGATGGATCCCATCCTCTATAATACGGAAAGTCTGTAAGATTAATCGAAACCATTCGAAAGCCTATGCCATATTCTGCAGGCCAATAAGATGAATGGTAATGGTATCTTCGCAACAAATCACGAAAACTCACTATCCTTTCACCCTGGTATACAAGGTATTGATTATCGTCTTTGACTAAATCCGTGTAAGATCCAAAAGTTTGAATCTCATTAGAACAATCAGGAGCATTAGATTCATCAACACTCGTGGCGAGTGTGTCAGGTGCTTGTTCTGACTGTGCAACATACGGTGCGATGTCACTTTGCTGTTGAAAATAAGAAAGATTAT